GAGGTACTCACCCAAGGTACACTCCAAGCCTAGCTCTAGGCAATACCGAACAGACGTTTGCGAACATCCGTTCACGTTTCACGTGAAACATCGCAGACAGCCAAGGAACACTTTAATGCACTAAAGCATTAGGGCTTGGTCAATGCACCTTGACAACTGAATACGAGTGAGGTTATTGTTTCTATGTTTCACGTGAAACATTCTAAGCAAAGGAGAAACCACTATGGAGACTAATTGGGTAGATATAATAACTAAGTACATGACATGGTACAAAGACTTAGAAATCACGATTGAAACCGATGCACTCAAGCACACCGAGCCAATCTTATGCATTACTGATTTATGGATGGGCACTAAGTATCGTATATATTGGGTCGAAGATATTATAAGAAACTTTAAATTAATTGGTTTAACTAGATTGTCATACGCTGGCAAGGTAAACCGATAACAACTAATTGTTTCACGTGAAACATAGGAACAATAACAAATCACACAAAGAAAAGGAGAAATCACTATGACAAAGAGATGGACAACAATCGAAATCAATGGAAGAACTTTTGAGCTTGACACAAAGGAGACAGTGACAGACCCAGTTGTATTCTACAAATCAGTGTATGACGTTTATGGTAGATGCTCATATGCAAAGGAACGTATTTGGGCAGATTGGCAATACTGGTTTAACGAGTGCAACTCTCGCATGTATGGTGTAACATCACACAATTGTAACTTTTTCACAATTAGCGGTGTTGTAACATGGGGAGAGGATGAGTACTTCTTAGTTATCACAGCATCACACAATCGAGCTTGGAAAGTTAAAAGAGCTTTAGTCATCTAAGCTCATAGGCTTGCTAGGTGTCACAGCTTAGCAAGTCACTCCCAGCAATAGGGCTGGCATAGAAACAAACAAGAAAAGGAGAAACCACTATGAAGAACAATGTAAACAACTTCAAGGCAACTATCGAGGAAAAGAAAGCTATGCTTGACATGCTTCAGTACGTCATCGAGGACATTGAATATCGTGAAAATGGCATCCTTGACCACTTTGTAGAAAATGGAGAGGAACAGCGCACCGATAAAGACGGAAATCCCTTATACCTTGATGAAAATGGAGAGAAGACAACCGAGGTCACAGATAAGCCATACATGCGCACACTATATGAGACAGTAAGACGTGACCCATCCGAGCTTGACGAATACGACTTGCCAAAGTACCAAGCTTTAATGAAAATTAAAAATGCTGTGCTGGCTCTTATCTAACCAGCAAAGGTGGTCTAGGTGTCACAGCCTAGCCCACTACTCACAATAAACTCACAAAGAAAGGAGAAACCACAATGAAGCAATACTACAGAACAATAACCAAAGACGGAACAGCCATTGAAGTATGGCATGGTGACCCAGCTAGAGCGAGCTGGTTACTCACCACCAACAAGCTGGTACTTCCACTTGGTACACGTAAGCCTAAAAATGTTTCACGTGAAACCATAAAAGAATTTTAAGAAAGGAGACAACATGGACACCGAGAGAGCAATGGAATACATATGTGACATTAACAATGTTTACATATCATTTATTCCAGTAACAGACACCACAAAACGAGAAATAAAAGAAGCACTTTACTTAGCACTTGGAGCACTCAAAACCATTCACGACATGGAAACCAAAGGAGAATAACATGGATAAGAACTTACAAGAACTATTATTATCAATAGCACGTAGTTTAGAAAATGTAGCAGACCACGAAGAAGATTTTTCCAAGCAAGGCTATATTTTACTAATAGCTCAAGACATATACACCTATCTTGACACCCTCGAAGATAACTAAATCTCGAAAATTCATTGTTGACAAACTGAACAAAAAGTAGTACTATATAAGAGTGGATAGCGACTGTCTTATTCAGCCCCCAAATAACAGACCCACAACTCCAAAAAGTCTATCTTATCTACAGAGCTATCCACCTCTCCCCAAAAATGTTTCACGTGAAACATCATAAGCGCTGGTAGTTTAAATAGTAAAACAGTTTAGTGGTTACTCGATTGTAGGTGCAAACCCTACCCAGCGTACTCTAGCAATAGTGCTAGTAACATTCTCATACAAATAAAACCAAGAAAGGAGAACAAACCTATGAGAAAAGAAATGGTAACAAGAGGAATTGACGGAACAAAGGCACTTGTCAAGGTCATCAACACAGCAACAGACGAGATTACAACCAAGGAGCTTGTACTTTCAAAAGACCTTACTGGTGACGCAAAGAAGCTCAACAAGGCTGTAGTAAAGTCACTCGAAGAGGGTGAAGTACTCATCCGTATTGAGAGTGCAGAGGTTATCCACAAGCTGTTCGGTATGGACATGTCAGATTTCCTTGCATCAGCTGTAGAGCTTGACCCAACAACACGTAAACCAGTATCAGCAAACTAATTAGAAAAGGAGAACAAAAATTATGGCAAAGAAGCACACAGAAAGCAACTACTCAGCATCAATAGCAGAAGCATCAAGAGAACTAACACCAAAGGAAAAGGTTATGTTCAAAGACCTTGGAAATGCAACCAAGCTCAATGACTTAGCAGAGGGAGCTATGGCTAATGGTGGCAAGGCTATCATCGACAACATTGTTGACTACGCAATCATAGCTATTCACAATGAAGCATCCGAAGATGTAGATTACAACAACTACCTCATTATTGATGGAAATGGAGATAAGTACTACACTGGTTCAACTCCATTTTGGAACAGCTTCAAGGGCATTTGGGATGAAATGCACACCAGTGGAGAACAGTGGGGCATTCAGCTTAATCTCATTCCTAGCAAGAACTTTGCAGGAAAGACAGTTCTTACATGCTCCCTCGTATAATTAAACAAAGATAATAAACATGGCATAGTCGCAAAGCACCTCAGCACCTCAGTGGTGTTGGGGTGTTTTTATCAGAAAGGAGAAACCACAATGATACAGATGGAAAAAGATATAAGAACTCTAACATATAAGATTATTATGTCACGCGAAGAAATTACTAGAATAAAAAGCCAAGATGATTACAATGCTTTAATCTGTAGAATATCACAAATAATATACAAATACATCAAAGAACATTAAAGGAGAAACCACAATGATAATATGTATAAACTATAACGACAGTGGTGATAGATACATAGCTTATTTACAATATGCTTATTCATGGGGTTCAGAGAGAATAATGGATATGGCAAATCATTTATCAGAACAATATGATGAGGTATATGTAATACCATTTGTACCACCACAAGAACTAATCAATGAAGTAGTACTTAACGGATGTAGAATATAAAAGACAACGAGGGTGTATGACATGAAAAAAGTTAATTGGGAATTTATATGGTTTGCGCTTTCAATAATGATATTTTGGGGTGCAATATTATGGTTTGGTTTAGAGCTAATGGGGTTATAAATTATGAGAAAAGAAGATGAGCAAGCAATTAAAAGAGCAATAGCAATACTCAAAGTAGAATGCCAAGAGCATAGAAGTTGTAATACATGCGCATTCTACAAGCATGGTGATTGCATACTGAACATGCCACCTATGCACTACAATGTAGATGAAATAATAGAATGTTTCACGTGAAACATAGTGGGAGGGTACGATGGCAAAGAAAAATGCTGTGCGTCAGCAACTATATAGAGCATTAAAAGTGCTCGGTGAACAGATAACAAAGAGACAGCACACAAAGACATATCAAAGAATATGGGATAAGATAACACAACAGTACATAGACAAAGGAGAAACGCCCCCAAACCTTAAAGAATTATCTAGCCAATACACAGAACAAGATTATGAAAATAATACACGTAGCGATGACATGCAGACACCACCAGCCACGGAAGATTTAGACGAGCAATCAGCAGAAAATGTTATAAACGATTTTGAAGCAAGAATAGACAGAATATATCAAACAACAATATCCTACATAGCAGACAATAAAGAGGGAACTGGTCACGAGGGTGGAAAGTTGGCATCAATCGCAGACAATAGAAGAAGTGAAATTGATGATGCTTATTGGACATTGAAAACGCAATTGCAAGAGATAAGTGCAAGCGATATTCCTAAGAAGATAATTGCACAAGCTATAGTTGATAATGTAGAATTAGATTATGACATAGCGGTTACATTAGTTCCACCAAGTGACATAGCAATTAACTTTGAAGAAACAGTTCAACAGTTATTCGCAATCATGCAACAGATACAAAAGAGGGCAGATGAATTAGCTGAACAAGCAGAAAGGGAATATTACGGAGAGTGAAAATCTATAGTGCAGACTTAGAGACTACAGTGTACGAGGGTCAAGACCACACCGAAGCATGGGCAAGTGCTTTAGTAGCTCTCGACAGTGATAAACCACTAGTCTTCCACTCACTTGATGACACACTAGACTACCTAGACTTTCAAGATGAAGATGCTGTACTATACTATCACAATTTAAAATTCGATGGAAACTTTTGGTTGTCATTCCTCTTAACACAAAAGAACTTCAAACAAGGACTAGAATACATATCAGAGACAGAACTGACATTCAAAGACAAGAAAGACCTAAGAGAGAAAGAAGTAATATACTCCATATCATCAATGGGTCAGTGGTACACCATTCAGTTCAAGTATCACTCCCACATATACACGCTCAAAGATAGTCTTAAACTTCTCCCATTCACTCTCAAAGAGATAGGGAAAGCATTCAAGACAGAGCACCAAAAGCTCGACATGGAATATGAGGGCTACAGATACGCTGGCTGTGAAATAACAGATGCAGAGAAAGAGTACATAAAGAATGACGTACTTGTACTAAAAGAAGCACTCAACATCATGTTCTCAGAGGGGCACGATAAACTCACAATAGGTGCATGTTGCCTAGCAGAGTTCAAGAAGATGAAAGGAAAATATGATTGGGGTGTTTTCTTTCCAAAGCTAGAAACCATAGAACTAGACCAAGAGACATACGGAGCATCAAACGCAGATGAATACATTCGCAAATCATATCGAGGTGGCTGGTGTTATCTAGTAAAGGGTGCAAGTGGTAACATATATCGTAATGGAACAACAGCAGATGTTAACTCACTTTACCCCTCAATGATGCACTCGCAAAGTGGTAACGTATATCCGCTAGGAAAGCCCTACTTTTGGAAAGGGTCAGAGATACCAAAGCAAGCGTTACTAAAGAACAGATATTTTTTCATACGTATTCGATGTAGATTTTACCTAAAGCATGGCAAGCTACCATTCATACAAATTAAGCACAACATTCGATACAAAGCAACAGAAATGCTTGAGACATCAGACATATACAATAAGAAAGACGGAAAATACTACAGCAGATTTTATGACAAAGACGGAAACATACAAGATACAATCGTAGAACTCACACTAACATGCACTGACTACCAGTTACTACTAGAACACTACGACCTATATGACTTTGAGATACTAGATGGATGCTGGTTCTTTGCAGACAAGGGTGTATTCGATGATTACATAGACAAATACAAAAAGATAAAAATGGAAAACAAAGGAGCAAAGAGAACAGAAGCAAAACTATTCCTCAACAATTTGTATGGCAAGCTGGCAACCAGTATGATAAGCTCATTCAAATATGCAGAAGTGGCAGAGGATGAAGCCTTGAAATATAATGTGGTTGCAGAGATGAACAAAGACCCTGTTTATATAGCATGTGGGTCAGCTATCACATCTTACTCAAGAAACTTTACGATACGTGCAGCTCAAAAGAACTTCCATGGTGTGAACGAACATGGTTTCAAATATGCAGACACAGACAGCATACACTGTGACCTACCACCAAACGAGATAAAAGGAATACGTGTTAGTGAAACAGATTTTTGCGCATGGAAGTTAGAGAGCTGTTGGGATATAGCCAAGTTCATAAGGCAAAAGACATATGTTGAACACGTAACACACGAAGACCTTAAACCAATAGACAAACCATATTACAATATTAAGTGTGCTGGTATGCCAAGCTCATGCAAAGAGTTATTACTAGCATCAATGGGAGAGGAAAACCAATTAACAGATAAACAAAAAGAAAAGTACAAAGATTTTATAGAAAAACCAAGAACATTAGACGATTTCAAAGTAGGACTTACAGTACCATCGAAGCTCGTACCAATGTGCATCAAGGGCGGTGTAATTCTTAAAGAAGTAGATTTTACATTAAGAGACATATAAAAAGGGTGGTAGAACTTCATCTATCACCCTTGTTCTATTCACAATATCATCACTCATAGCCCCAGCAACATACTGAATAATCTAGGTGGACTGAGTTAACAGCTGTTTCTACACACCCTCGATGATTATAAGATGACGATACGAATAGACTTATATAGTATAACGGAGCATTTCAAAGAAAGCACTCTTGCACTCTTGGTTTTTAAACCTAAACAATCCTCTTTCAAAGATACTTCTTAGCATCGATATGTAAGGATTGTTCACACCAACCATGACATAGTTTGCTTCATGGCTGTTGGCATTAAATGATAGCTTTACTTTGAAGTCATTGTCAGTATTCTTATCCATGAAGTACAGACCAGCATTGGGATAATATCTTACAGCATAGTCTGTATCATTATTTCTAATAGTAGCGATATAACTAGATGTACCTTGTGGTCTTTCAATGAATGCTGTTTTATCATTAAGATAAACGTTCATAGCCGAGTACGCAACATAGTTCTCATTCTTGAAAGCCTTATTGAAACCGCTGGCTAATTGCATCTGAGCTACATTATCCATAAATGTTTGTTCTAATACAAAGCCATCCCCTCGTAGGTACTTAGTATCGTCTTTCAATCTATCAGAAATACCAAGGGAAAGGAAATAAGGGTTAATGATGCTAACCTTATTTGAAAGCATAAATACTGGTACTCTTCTGACTTGCTCACCATTACCTCTAGCAATAGATGTATGTATTGAAAGAAGTTTACTAATCTCATTAGTGCAATAGTGTTCATTCTCACTCTGAAATTCATCAAATATAATCATATCAACATCTGATAATAAATGAGAGAACTTCTTCAAACTGTCAGCATTATTAAGTGTAACGCAATATCCACAAGATTGTTCATTTAGAAACAGTTCAACGAAAATACCATTAGCCCTACGTTTCTCTGTCATTTCATCCTCTTGGAAGAACAACCTTTGTATATCTTTGAAGAACTTATCAGCACAATCACATAGCTCATAGTTCCAGCGATACACTAGGCAGAATTTTCTATGCTTTTCTTTCCAACGCTTTACAGCGTATCGGTTAAACCATGTTGTCTTACCTATGGAACGATTACCAGTTGTTAAATACAATTCGGGTAATGCACCATTTAGGTCAGTCATTGACAATAGTTTAGTTCCATCGTAAAACTCACCCATACTATATATTTCCTTTCTCGTAAATTATATCACAATATCTTGACAAAATCAACTTTTTATTATAACATAAAAGTAAAGTAAAAGTCAAAGGAGTATGCGACTATGCCAAGTGATATACTTCAATTATTCATAAGTGGCTTTTTCTCACTGGCTGGCGCTGGTGTCGGAGTATTAGCAACAAGCAAGCTGACTAATTACAGACTTGAACAGTTGGAGAAAAAGGTAGATAAACTATCAGAGAACGACCAGCGTATTGCCTTGTTGGAACAGAGGATGAGCCAATATGAAAAAGAAAAGAAGTAAAGAAACTTCAAAGATTTTACTTTGGTTGCTGTTATCAATGTGTGGTGTAATAATTGTGAACACACTCATATACATATACATCACACATGATAGCACTCCACTTGTAACACTAATTGAAAGAATGTTTGCACTAGCGTCAATCGCTGTAGGTTTTTATTTTTGGAAAGCAAAGAATGAGAACTTACATAAGTACAAACAAGACCACAAAATAGGAGACATAGATTATGAAGAAGTACATGAGTAGAAAATTTATTGTAGCTGTGATTGGACTTGTAATATCATTAGTAGCACTTGTTCTTGATAACAACACTGTAGCACTTGCTGGTATCGGTCTTGCTGGCTGTTTCGTAATCGGTGAAGCTATTGTAGATAAGGCTGGTGCTATAAAGAAAAATATACATATAGATGAATACCATAACGTTCCAGTAACAGTTGAAAATGTTTCACGTGAAACATCTAGTGAGGTAAAGGATGGCGGTAAAAAGTAAGCTAAAGGGCTGTGATATATCTCATCATAATAAATACAAGATACCTAAATTCTCTGATTACGACTTTATCATAATGAAAGCTACAGAGGGCAGAACGTTTGTAGACCCTATGATGAAGAAATACATTGAAATGTTAGGTAGTGACCAGCTTTACGGTTTCTATCATTTTGCTAGACCCGAAAGGAACAGAGCAAAAGATGAAGCACAGCACTTCTGTAAGACTATTGGTGCATATGGTGAAGAAGCTATGCTGGTACTTGATTGGGAAGCACAAGCTGTTACACAGCCAATTGAATGGGCACTTGAATGGTGCAAAGAAGTAGAAAAAATCTATGGAAAGAAGCCCTTGATATATTGTTCAAGCTGGTACACCAAAAAGATTAGACTACTCTTAGAGAACAATATAGGGTTATGGGTAGCTCACTATACGAAGAAAGATAAGCCTACAGTTTATACTTATCCTACTTGGGCTATGTGGCAATATACTGATAGCCCCTTGGACAAAGATATATTCAATGGCTCAGCTAAACAGTTCCGAGCTTATTGCACAAGAAAGTAGTTACGATGGTATGATACATGATTATGGTTATCTAAATCAAATTTATAGTAACTTAAATGGATACATAAATAACCCTATTGGTACTATTGCATTGATGGCTAACCTATATGCAGAAAGTAATTGTTCACCAAATAGATTGCAAGGCGATGTATATGGTGCACCAACTTATCGGTCAATAGATTACACTAACAATGTTGATGACGGTAGTTATACTAGAGCGCAATTTATATCAGACCAAAAAGGATATGGTTTAGCACAATGGACTATAGTAGCTAGAAAGACTTTGTATTATGATTATGCACCCATTCAATCTGTTAGCATAGGTGACATACAAAGAGGACTAGGATATTTACATGCTGAGTTACGTGGTGACTATGTATCACAAGGGTTAGATTACACTAATGTTCTATCAGCTTGTCAGAACGCAATAGATTTACACACTTGCACTGACTATGTGTTAGATAATTTTGAAAACCCTTTAGTTCCAAATTACGCAGAACGTGAACAAATAGCTGATGATTTATGGACTTGGTTTTTCGGTGGTACAAAAATATCAGTAGCAACTCTCGGAAATGGCACAGCGTATGTTAGTGACTATAACCCAGCTGACGGTGCACAATTCACATTATATGCAACACCAGCAAGCGGTGAAACATTACTCAGTATTGACGCATGGGATGAAAATGGCTATTCAATAGCTATGGAGCAATATACGCCATACACTTATACATATAATGCTGGATGGGGTGCTCATATAAGTATCATAGTAACATTCAGTGGTACACCACCAGTTCCACCAACTCCAACATACTTAGAGAAAAAAAGAATGCCGATATGGATGTACCCAATGTTTAGAAGATAGAAAGGAAACAATATGGCAAAACTAAATGCAGATGAATTTATGAACTCAGTTAAAACTATCATAGGTGATAGGGATGACGATGAAGCATTAAAATTTATAGAAGATTGCAAAGACACCATTACTGGTGAGCATGACGATTGGAAAGCTAAATACGATGAAGTTGTCAAGGAGAAAGATGAACTTGATAAATCGTGGAGAGCAAAGTACAAAGAACGTTTTTACTCATCAGAACCAATATCAGACAAAGACAAAAGCACAAACAATAACGAACATGATAACCCACTTGATACTCGAAGTGAGGAAGAAAGAAAAGCTGAGAGTGTCAAAATTGATGATTTATTTAAACCAGCAAATTAAGTAAAGGAGATAATATTATGCCTACAAGACCAAGTAAGGTTACTTTGGATACGAATGCACTCAACATTTTGAATGCTATCCGTAACAATGCTAGTAACAACTATAAAGATTATGTTCCACCTATTACAGATGTATCTGAACTCAAGCAGATTGGTAAGATTATCATGGATGTACCAGCACTACAGAATGAGTTTCTGTCAGCACTTGTTAACAGAATTGCACTCGTTACTGTTACATCTAAGATGTTTGACAATCCTTGGGCTATGTTCAAGAAAGGTTTCCTTGAGTATGGTGAAACCATTGAGGAGATTTTTGTTGACCTTGTAAGAGTATTTGAGTTCGATGCTGAGACAGCAGAGACAGAACTCTTTAAGAGAGTAGCACCCGATGTACGTGCAGCTTTCCATGTTATGAACTATAAGAAGTTCTACAAAGTTACAATTGAGAGAGCTAAACTTGCAAGGGCTTTCCTTTCCGCTGGTGGAATGGGTGAACTCATTACTTACATTATGAACTCTATTTATGTAAGTGCATCTTATGATGAGTTCCTTACAATGAAATATCTTCTTGCTAGGAACATTCTTAATGGTAGACTTTATCCAGTTTCTGTACCAGCTGTATCTGAAGCTAATATGAAGTCAATCGTTACAAAGATTAAGGGTACATCAAACCTTATCGAGTTCCCATCAAGAAAGTACAACCCAGCAGGAGTATTCCAGCACACAGATAAGGCAGACCAGTACATCATTATTGATACACAGTTTGATGCATCTATGGACGTTAACGTTCTTGCATCAGCTTTCAATATGGATAAGGCTGACTTTATGGGTAGGAGAGTTCCTATTGATGGCTTTGGTAATCTTGATAATGAGAGACTTGCTGAGCTGTTTGCAGATGACCCATCTTACGTAGAAATTACAGACGATGAGAAAGAAGCTCTTAACGCTATTCCTCTTGCACTTGTTGATGAGAAGTTCTTCATGATTTATGATAACCTCAATGAGTTCAGAGAAGTTGAGAACGGACAGGGTCTGTATTGGAACTACTTCTTCCATCAGTGGAAGACATTCTCAACATCCCCATTCTCCAATGCACTTCTCTATGTTCCTACAGAGCCTAGTGTAACAAGTGTAACAGTAACGCCTGAGAGCGCTACAGTTCCAGCTGGTGGTAGCCTTATGCTTTCAACTGTTGTTGTTACTGAGGGCTTTGCACCACAGACTGTTACATATGAGAGCAATAACGATGGAGTTACAATCACTGAGGGTGGTGTTGTTCAGATTGCATCTGATGCAACTGGAACAGCTACAATCACTGTTAAGTCTACATTCGATGAGACAAAGACAGATACAGTAGCAATTACCATCTCATAAGTGCTTGCCACACTTATAGGTTTCCTCTTTTCAATAGGGTACATCATTTTAAATAGTGGTGTACCCTAAATTTTTAAGAAAGGAATTGATGATTATGGCATACGTACAGCCAAATAGCGTGATACAGTTGTTCCGAGGTATCAACTTAGATAACCGATATATGCACACCATCTATTTTGCAAATGAAAGTGCTCAGAATAGCTGGTTTACTGGAAAAGTGTATAAGACTTATCAAGGGCAAAGTTATACACGCTATACAAGAAACCAAATTAAAATTAAAGACGATGCAACATCACTACTTGATTGTACTTATATGCGCTTTATGAACGATAGAAGTGTTGACAAATGGTTTTATGCTTTTATTAACGCTGTTGAGTATATCAATGAAAACACAGCTTTAGTTACCTATGAGATAGATGTAATGCAAACATGGTTCATTCAAAATGGTAGTGTAAGACCTTGCATGGTATTAAGAGAACATGTAACAGATGACACATTCACGCATAACTTAGAAATTGAGCCAATTGGAAGTGATTGTTACGATGCTGATGAAATTTTTAAGTTCACCAATGAATTTTCAGAGTACAGCATTATAGCTCAAACCACTGGTGCAACTGGTACTGACCAACATATGGTGCAAGGATTGTTTAGTGGGTGTAAATATTACACGCATGATGCTGATACAGCTGGTGATGGAAATACTATTTTTAGTGATATTCAAAATGCTATAGGTAGTTGGAGCTTACAGCAACAAGAAGAAGATGTAGTTGATTTATATACTGTACCATCATTTTGTGCTGGCGCTAACACAGGACATTTATCAACTGGAGTAAACATAACAATACCTAATTCTTTTGATAATTACACACCTAAAAATAAAAAGCTATTTATGTATCCATATTCTTATATTTTACTTAGTACACACATGGGTGATACTGGAATATATAGATGGGAATATTTTGCTGGTACAACTGGTTCACCTTGTCAATTTGATGTGGATGGCACTATGCTTGGTGGTGGAGAAATTAGATGCTATCCTAGAGCTTATAACGGGCAAGACAAAAATGTTGATAGCGGTGTAGTAATGAACAACTTTCCTAAAAATACCGCAAACTATGACGCATATCAAGCATGGATAGCTGGTGGTGGTTCAGTAAGATTAGATAACCAGCGACTTGTTAGCTCATTTAAAGGTGCTGGTGGTATAATGTCAGCTGTTAGTTCATTGTTAGGTGCAACACATCCATCTGTCAACTCAGTTGATATTTCAGAGAATGTTGATTATGCTGGCTATGTAGGTTCTACACCTATTGCTAGTCAAGCACAAAGAACTTATCAGTCTGTTGGACAGAGGGGTACATCATTGGGTGGAATTACTGGTGCTGTAGCTGGTGCAACAAGTGGTATCGGTAATTTGATTGAAGCAAAAAATAATTTACAGTACCAATTTAACGACGCACATTATCACCCTAATATTGTTGTAGGAAAACCAACATGCTCATTACCAGTATCAGTAAGAGACGCTAATTTATATTTCTATAATTGCCATGTAAGGGATGATGAAGCAAAACGTATAGATGATTTCTTTAGTTGCTATGGTTATGCTGTCAATAAAGTAAAATCACCTAATTTAACTGGCAGAGCATATTGGAACTTTGTAATGACAAAAGATTGTGTTATTGCTGGTAATATGCCTAGTTCATCAAAAGAAGCTATTGGTAGAATTTTTGATAGTGGTATTACATTTTGGCATAATGGTGATAATGTTGGTAACTATGGTATAAGTGTATCTGATGGTAGCATAAATAATCCAATAGTGTAAAGGAGAAAGATTATGAGTAGAAGAAACAAAAACGTATCACCAATTGTACGTGGAGCTGGTTCACTACCAGACCGAGACTTTTGGGATAGCGCTAACAGTAATGAGTATTCAGCATTGTACTACTTAAACAGATTAACAGAACTTGCTATGGCTATGTTTGAATGGGAGAATTTACCAGACCAAATAGATTGGAGATACCTTGAATACATTCTCTACTACGATGGCAAAGTATTGTTCTCAAAAGATGCAGAGCTTGACGAGTATATCGTAACAAAGTGTGCACTAAGCGGTAAGATGAATTTCTACCGAGTACCCGAAAATCGTAGGGCTTATGCTGATAATGGGTATCAGAAACAACTTACAGACAAAGACAGTGTAGTAATCTTCAATAATATGCTCAGACTTCCAGCTTATCCAGCTATGTGGTTTTATGCTAGAAAACTTTGGGAGATTGACAGAACTATTGACATAAACATCAAAGCACAGAAAACCCCAGTTCTTATCCTTGCTGATGAAGATGAAAGACTTACCATGAAGAACGTTTATATGCAATATGACGGAAACCAGCCATTCATTTTTGGTAGCAAAAACATGGGGTTAGCTGATAACGTAAAAGTACTCAAAACAGATGCACCTTATCTTGCTGACAAATTGATGGAACTTAAAAATCAAATATGGAACGAAGCTCTTACATATCTTGGTATTTCCAATCTGAATGTTCAGAAGAAAGAACGTCTTATTTCTGACGAAGCTGTTAGGTCGATGGGTGGTACTATTGCATCAAGACAAAGCAGACTTGAAATGCGTAGAGAGGGTTGTGAGCAGATTAACAAAATGTTTGGTCTTAATGTAAAAGTTAACTATCGTGAGGACTATAGAGAACTTGATGACGAATTTGCCCTTGATAATGCAACCGAGAAAACTGGTGACACTGTTATGGTCAGAGATATGCGCACACGTACTGGCGGAGAGGAGTAATATATGAGCAAATATACTACCGAAGTAAGATACATCTGTGAGAGCTATGCTGGTCTTGATGAAAGCGTAGGCTATGATAGCATAGATGAAGTAATCGAAAAATCATATCTAAAAATTTTCAACAATAGTAAAATTCCTATGTTCAAAGGTGAGGAAGAAGCCCATAGAGCTTTACTTTTGAAGAAAATTCTGTTACACTATTATAGTAGGGAGATAGGTTACGAGACAGTAGGCTTGTGGAAACTCAAACTAAATCAGAAGATGATTGAGATAATGCCCTACTACAATCAGCTTTATGAGAGTGAACTACTCAAGTTTGACCCCTTGCAGAATATCGATGTAACCCACACGCATGAGGGTGAGTACAATGATGACGAGAAAGTGGATAACTTACGTAACACAGAAGACCACAAAGCTACTCACACCGAGCAAGTTAGCGATGCCACAGAGAATGTTACACTTAGGCACTCAAGAACAACCACACAAGGTGATGATGTTCGCACAAATGATATTGTATCAAATGGCGAAGCATGGACACTGTTTAGTGACACACCCCAAGGTGGTATCAATGGCATAGCTAATGCTAGTAGTGGTAGTGTTAGTGATAACTCGTACCTAACTAATGCGACACATCAGATTACCACACCTGACGAACAGAGCGTAACACAGAGCCACGGAAACATAGTGGAGACTTATAACAAAGATGGTGATAAGGCTGACACTACCGTAGGACACGCAGAGGTGGACACACAAACCACAGAGAACGCCAATGGAAAAATAACAGATGACAATACCAAGAACACACAAGGAACAGACGAATACACAAACAAGGATATTGGTAAAATCGGTACAGAAACATATTCGGAAATGCTTAATAAATTCCGTGATACTTTCCTCAATATCGATTTAATGGTGATTAGGGAACTTGAGCCTTTATTTATGGGCTTATGGTAATACGCAAAGTAAGGAGTGTACGTTATGGCTTACACGATTGTAGATAAAATTGCAAAAGTTCGTCTACTTTGTAGAAAAGTATTACCAGCTGTTTACGATGAAAGTTTGTCATACCTTGAGGGTCTTTCCAAGCTGACACATAAGCTCAACGAAACCATCGAGAGTGTTAATGCTCTTAATGATAACGTTGATGCACTTAATGACAGCGTAACAGACCTCAATAGTAGGGTAGAAGCTGTAGAGGGTGTAGTTGGTACATTCATACAGCAGATGCAAGAAGCCTTTGATGAACTTGCAAGAGAGCAGGATGCTAAAGTCGATGCTAAACTGGCTGAGGTAGATGTAAAGCTCGAAGATGTTGATGCTAGAGTAACAGCACTTGAAGAAAGTATTGATGCTAAGTTTGCTGAGTTTGAAGCTCAGATAAATAAGAGCATTGAAGACTTGACTAAGATTGTTCAAGAGCAGATAGAGATTATCCAGCATCTGTATCAGACCTTTGAAGCTGATATGAAAGCATACGTTGACGAGGAATTGCAGAAAGCCTTAGACCAAATTCCAGACTTAACAAACATCTATGTTATCGACCCTACTACTGGTAAACTTGAAAAGGTACAGACAGCTCTACACAATGTTTTAGTATTCAATGCGTATAATGCTCTCACAATTGACGAGTTCAACGCACTTGGTATGACTGTGAACGAGCTGAACAGTATCATGGTAAAGTCACTTCCAATAGGGATGACAATTCGTGAATGGTTGCATGATGCTAAGCGTATCTTGCTTGAACAGATTGATAACGTTAAGGCTAAAGCCCTTGCTTATCCACATAGCTTTGTTAGGGAATATCTTAGCGGTGCACTTGTTTGGCATGATAGGAATGTAGATGTAAACCAGCAACTCATAGCTAGTAGTGGATGCTACAGCTGTGATGAAATTAACACACTTGCCTTTACTGTTGATGAGATTAACGCTTTTGAAATTACATGTTTCAACTATGTGATGAAAGCTAATTCAATCATGGTAAGGACAGCATAATAAAAGGAGAATAAGATTATGGCTCATACAAATCAGACAGCTCATTATCATCTTCCACAGTATGTGGGTACAGATATTATTAACCCATTAACAGATACCAATGGAGCATATGAAGCTATTGATACAGCTATCTATGAAGTTGGTACAACAGCTACTGGAATGGCTGATGATATTGCAGCTCTTAAAATTCAGAATGGTAATAGTGCTCTTGATACAACAGCTCAGACACTTAGTGGAGCTATCAATGAGTTAAAGAGTGGTGAGGATGCTCTTGGTCTTAGAGTTACAGCCAATGAAACAGACATTAGTACTTTACAGACACAGATGAGTACAGCTACTGGCAACATTACAACACTTAATACTAGTGTTGCTGGACTTCAGACAGAAATGGCTGGTAAAGCTAGTGCTACAGCTCTTAACAATCTTACAACTAAGGTTGGTACTGGCAATCTTAATACAACAGCACAGAACTGTGTTGATGCTATTAACGAAGTACTTGCTGAAATTCCTAGTGGTGGTGGCGTATCAGCTGATGACGTTACTTATGACAATACTGATAGCGGTCTTACAGCTACTAATGTGCAGGATGCTATCGACGAAGTTAAAGCTGATGTCGATGCAATAGTTGTACCAGTTATCCATGAAGAATTACAGACAGCTACTATAACAGCTGGACAGACAAGCGCTACTCTTACATTTGCTACAGAAGCTATTGGCGCTACAACAATGCTGTTCCCATTCTGCGGAACTGTTGGTGTGAATGCTAAGATTACAGCTTACACTGGAACAACTGTAACAGTTGAAATTGCTTCACAGGCATCTAATGTAACTGTTGGTGTACTTGCAAAGAACTAATGAAAGGAGTATATTATGGCTCTTATTTTAAGTAATAGTGGTGCTAATGCCTTTGAATTAGTGCACACTGAAACAAAAGTTACTGACCCAGCATATCCTGGTTCATTTGAACAATTTAATCTTGATGCTGGAGATTATGTTTTTTCACTTCAGTTTCCTACTGTTGTTACTGGAATGACTATCACAGTTAATGGTGCTACACTTATTGAGTGTGGAAATCGTGTTAATGTACCATACATGGGAATGTATAAAGTGACAACCAGCGGACCTATAACTGTTAGTTGGTCTAGTAGTGCACCTGTCGCTGGTAATCAGAATTTTGTTCTTAATGTATATGCTGGATAAAAGGAGATTGAATTATGAGCATAATAGAACGTACAACTAAATTACAGTTGACCCAGTTTGAGGGAAGTTCTATTAACCCAGCAATCTTGGACTATTACACAGCTGATATGGCTATAATAGATGGTGCTTTCTCTGATGCTGATACAAGACTTTCAGCATTAGAGAGCACTTTCCAAGGACATGCAGATAGACTTAGTACTCTTGAAGCATGGAAAGATGATACTGTTGACCCTACCTTGGGTGACTATGGCACTAGAATTGGTGCTTTAGAGACTTGGAAAGATGATACTGTTACTGTTACGCTGGCAGACCATGCAGACAGATTGACAGCATTGGAGACTTGGAAGACAGATACTGTTACAGTGGAGCTTGCTAGTCTCGATGGTAGAGTTGATGCTATCGAACAGATTATACATGACCTTAGTGTTGAGGGTTACTATGACTTAGTTGCTAGGTTAGATGCTTTGGAAGCTAAGGTAGAGACAAATAGTAACGATATTACAACACTTAATGCTAATCTGACTAGGCTGGGCAATAGGCTTACTGAAGATGAGGGTGATATTGTTAATCTTGGTAATGGAATAGTTGCACTTGCTAATAGAGTAACTCTTTTAGAGGGTTGCTGTGAAGAAGTTAGAGGTGTACTTGCAGACCATAATACAAGAATTAACAAGAATGCTAGTGATATTGCTGAGTTAGATGCTAGATTGACTAGGGATGAAGCTAATATCAGTGGTAATGCTAGTGATATTGTTATTCTTGCTAATCAGAATAGTACTCAGAGTGACCAAATACAAGATTTGTACGATAAGTACAATAGTATTGACCCCGATATGCCTACTAATTTGTATAGTAGAGTGGGTGCACTTGAGACTATTGTTGGTGATGATGCTTTGCAGACTACCGCACAGACAGTAACTGGTGCTATTAACGAATTATTTGGACATGCTACTGATGTAGACGCTGATGAAGTAGACTATAGTAATAGTGATAGTGGACTTACAGCTACAGATGTGCAAGGTGCAATTGATGAAGTTAATAGTAAGGTCGAGGTTGATGCTGGTAGAATTGGTGCACTTGAGACAACTGTTGGCGGTGCTGGTAGTGGACTGGTTAAAGCTGTGAATGACTTAACTAGTGAAAGTACTCAGATACAGCTTAGCGTTAGTCAGCTGAGTGCTAGTGTGATTGGTATTGGTCAGAGAGTTGATACTCTTGAAAGTACTGTTGGTGATGCTAGTGCTGGACTTGTTAAGGATGTTGCTGACTTGCAGACAGAAGTCGCTAGTATTGTACTTCCAAGTGGTATGATTACACCTTATGGTGGTGTTACAGCTCCTAGTGGTTGGTTGCTCTGTGATGGCTCAGCTGTTAATAGAGAAACTTATGCTGATTTGTTCACAGCTATTGGTACAGCATTTGGTAGTGGTGATGGTTCTACTACATTTAATGTTCCTGATATGCGTGAATGCACAGCTAAAGGTGCTGGACTATATGGTGGTACAGTTGGTGCTCATGTTGATAGCAATGGTTTAGCTGTCGGTGAGTTCTTGGATGACAGAGTACAGTCACATACTCATACCTATACTGAAAGATATAATGCTATGGGCTATGTACAAGGCGGTACAGTTGAAATGTATAACGATGGCAATGCAACAACAGTAGCTACAAGTACAAATAACGGTAGGTATGGAGACACAACTGAAGTTAAATCCATTGGCGTAAACTACATCATAAAAATTTAATAGCAGAAAACGTTTTCTATAGCGTGATTTAGAAGCAGG